GCGTTCCACCGATCGAACTTCGCCGAGGCCATCCATGAGCTGTACGACGACCTAATTCTGTTCGGCACCGGCGTCATGCTGATTGAGCCGGACGACCAGACGAGTTTCCGTTTCTCGACGCGTCATATCGCGGAATGCTACCTGGCCGAGGACGAGAAGGGCCGTGTCGACACGGTGTACCGCAAGTTCCGCATGTTTGCCCGATCGGCTGTGCGCCAGTTCGGCGAGGACAAGGTCGGCGATACTATATTGCGAACCGAGCAGCGTGACCCTTATGAGCAGGTCACCCTGATCCATGTGGTCATGCCGCGTGACGAGCGTGACGCCGGCAAGATCAACCAGGCGAACAAGCCGTTTGCCAGCTTCTATCTTGATCCAGAGGAAAAGATAGTCTTGAGCGAGGGCGGCTACGACGAGCTGGCCTACGTCTGCCCACGCTGGCTTAAAAGTAGCTATGAGCTAGGGTTCGGACGCTCGCCGGCGATGAACGCTCTCGCGGACACCAAGGTCTTGTCAAAGATGAGTGAGATCACCCTGCGTGCCGCGCAGAAACAGATCGACCCGCCTTTGATGGTGCCGGACGATGGGTTCGTGAATCCGATTAGGACTGTGCCGGGCGGACTGAACTTCTACCGATCAGGCACACGCGATCGTATTGAGCCGATGAACATCGGTGCCAACAATCCGCTCGGGCTTCAAATGGAGGAACAGCGCCGCCAGGCAATCCGATCGGCGTTCTACATCGATCATTTGGTGTTGGGACAGGGTCCGCAGATGACGGCGACCGAGGTGTTACAGCGCACCGAACAGTCAATGCGGCTTCTTGGCCCCGTGATGGGACGGCTTCAAGCAGAGCTTCTTCAACCACTGGTGAATAGGTGCTGGAATATTCTGTTGCGTGCCAAGCAACTCCCGGTGCCGCCGCCGGAGATCGAGCTCGACACCGTGGAAATTGAATATGTCTCGCCGCTTGCCAAAGCGCAGAAGCAGTCCGAGGTGCAGTCGGTCATACGCATGATCGAGATGTTACAGCCGCTGATGGGCGTCGATCCGACTGTTATAGATCACATTGATATAGACGGGCTGGCACGCCACACGATCAAGGTGCTGGGGATACCGGCGACGGTCGTTCGCGGCAAGTTTGAGATCGCGCAGCTACGCCAGCAGCGCGCAGCGCAGCAGGCACAACAGGCACAGATGCAGCAGGACATGGCGATGGCCGAGATGGCGCAGAAGTCGGCGCCGGCGATCAAGGCGGTTGACGGTGTGATGCAAAACGAAGCGGCAGCCGCCGCATGAAGCCGGAGGATTTGAGGGCGGCGTACCGGCTGATCCTCGATAGTGACGACGGCCGGGTTATGCTCGATGACCTCGAGCGCCGGTTTCACATTCACGCGCCGATATTTTCGGCGGACCCGTATGAAACGGCGTTTCGCGACGGCCAGAGATCGGTCGTGCTCATGCTGCAAGGCATGATGCGAGACACGCCACAGGCGATAACAACAGAGGAAATGGAATTTGATGTCTGATGTAGCACAGGTAGCGGAAGCTCCGGTCGAAGAGGCTGGGCAGGCACCGTCTGAGCAAGAGGCGGTTGCCATATGGAAGGATTCATTGCCAGAGGACATAAGAGGTCACCAGTCGCTCGAGACGTTTACCGACGTCGGCGCACTGGCGAAGTCTTATGTTCACGCGCAGTCGATGATCGGCGCTGAAAAGCTTGCGGTGCCGGGTAAATGGGCAGAGGACGATGACTGGAATGCGGTTTATGACAAGCTGGGCCGGCCTGACGGTGCCGACGCCTACGAGCTGACCTTTGCCGGTGAGGATACCGACCAGGAGTTCGTCCAGTGGTTTCGCGGCGCGTCACACGATATCGGCTTGAACAATCGCCAGGCGCAGAAGCTAGGCGAGAAGTACAACGCATATGCCGAGCAGCACAGCGCAGAGGCTGTCGATGTCGAGGCCCAGAAAGCGCAGGTCGTGGCCGATCTAAAGAAGGAGTTTGGCAACGCATTCGATGAGCGTCTGGGTCGGGGCAACAGTTTCGTCGACCAGTTCGGTGAGGACGGCCTCACTGACCTGACGCTCGAGGGTGGCATTCCGTTGGTAAATCATCCGGTGTTCATAAAGACATTAATCAACGCCGCCGGTTGGATTCACCAGAACGTGTCCGAGGACAAGATGGTGATCGACAAGGACGGCGGTGCGATGACGCCTGGTGAGGCGCAAGACGAGGTTAACCAGATGATGCGGCAGGACGGCCCCTACTGGGATCGCCGTCATCCGCAACATGACCACTACGTTAAGAAAGTGAGCGAATTGATGCAGGAGGTGCATCCAGAGGAAGTGCCTGCTGCTTAGCGGACCTTAGTTGACAACGCCGGCTGACAAGTTTCGACCCAGCCGGTCGGACGTCGAACAACGGTCACAAAGTCGGGTTAGACGGTTTACCGTTCCCGCAAATCCAAATGCATAGGTCCGTTATGTGACGGGTAGCCGCTGAACCACGTTGTGAAAGGAGGTGCTCCATGAGCACTCAAATCACGACTGCCTTTGTTCAGCAATTTAGCGCTAACGTGCAAATGCTGTCACAACAGAAAGGCAGTCTATTACGACGTGCGGTTCGCGAAGAGTCCGTAACTGGTGAGAAGGCGTTCTTCGACCAGGTGGGCTCGGCAACCGCATTGAAGAAAACGTCTCGGCACGGGGATACACCGATTTCGGATACCCCCCATTCGAGGCGCATGGTTACAATGGACCATTGGGAATACGCAGATTTAATCGACGACGCCGATAAGGTGCGTATGCTCATCGATCCGACTTCCAGTTATGCAAACGCAAGTGCGTATGCGATTGGAAGAGCCGTCGACGACGCCATTATTGACGCCGCTGATGGTACTGCTTTAACGGGCAAAGCTGGTGCGACTTCCACCGCCTTGCCAGCCGGTCAAATCGTTGCCGTTGGTTCGCCAGCAGCCGGTTTGACGATTGCTAAAATGGTCAATGCTAAGAAGATTCTTGACCAGAACAATGTCGACCCGTCGATCAAGCGGTATATCGCTGTTCACCCTGAACAGATCGAAGACCTCTTGAACGACAGCACCGTGACTAGCGCAGATTTCAATACGGTAAATGCTTTGCCTATCTGAGGTGAAAGCCTCAGACGAAAATCGCTCAAATTCGGGGAAGCCTGTAAAATGGTAATCCCGAGCCAAGCCGCGAAAGCGGAAGGTGTAGAGACTAGACGGGCGACACCCTACAGGGTGAAGGGATAGTCCAGACCACAAACAGCGCAAGCTGGCAGTGAAAACTGTAGCGGTACGAAAGGCGCTTGTTCAAGGTGACATCAATACCTTTATGGGCTTTGAGTTCATTACCTCTACAAGGCTGAATACCAATGCTTCGTCTCAGCGCCAGGTTCTGGCGTGGGCCGAGGATGGTATCACCCTTGCTATGGGTAAGGATTTGATGACCGAGATAGGTCAACGTGCAGACAAGAGCTACTCGACCCAAGTCTATGTGTGTGCCCAGTTTGGTGCGACACGCATGGAAGAGGAAAAAGTAGTTCAGATTCTGTGTTCGGAATAGGGGGGCGATATCATGGCAAATGTTAATCAAGACTTAGTCACGAATTTCCTGGCCTCTCCGCACGCACAGAACCCGGCCTATCAACTCGCCGGGCGGATGCGCGTGGCCTGCGGTACAATTGCGTTAGCCGCAGGTGATCTCAGTGCGGGCGATACTGTTATGCTCGCGCCGATCCCAACCAACGCAGCCGTTGTCTCGATCAAGATTTACAACGACGATCTTGACTCCGGTTCCACGGTTACGATGCATGTCGGTCTCTACACGGCCGACGGCGACGTGACTGCTAAAGATGTTGATGCCTACGCATCGGCGACCACCGACCTACGGGCGGCTGTAATCGTCGGTACTGAGGTGGCCTTCGAGGCTCGTAACATCAACACGATGGGCCAGAGAGTCTGGGAAGACGCCGGAGATTCCAGCGACCCAGGCGGTCACTATCTCATTGGCATCGAGACCGACGCTGCTGGCGATACCGCCGGCGACCTCTCGTTCTTGATTACCTACATCGTAGACTGACGAAGGAGTTGGGGAGGGGCACTTGGCGCCTCTCCCCATCGACTTTGCGAAAGAGAATACAGAATATTTTCTCGCCGGCAGAGGCTAGGGAGCTTGCCGGCGCATTGGGACGCTTGCCGTTCGATGCCGGCAGCATTCCCAAGATTGTTGTCGAGATGCTACCGCGCGGCGCCGCAGTCACACCAAAGAGCTACGCGACGATCGAGCGTAATGCAGGAGGCCACGACTGGCACTTCGACACCGGCGATACAAATCACATGCCGTGGTGCCGGATGTCGGCCTCGGTCGGATTGACGCCGCCAAGTGAGTTTGTC